CCAGTCGCCTCCCCACTCGAGGTCTACATCAAGTTCCTCAGCAGCCTGCTTCATAGCATCAGCAATAGGATAGAAATACTCCCAGTCCCAAGACAAAGGGTAAGGTGCAAGGTCTACAGCATGACCTGTAAGATGCCTAGAGTTCATCGTTTGGGATTTACCTTGAGCTACCAACTTACGCTGACGGTCAATGTTGCGAACACCTTCAATAACACTAAAGTCTTGCTCAGTGATCTCAATAGCACGTTTAACTACAGCAACCAAGTCAGGGTGAACACCTGAGAGGTTCTGCATACTTCGTTGTCCTAGTCTGTAAGTCATTTATGTCCACCATTTGTCTTCTGTGTAGTCTTGTGGGATAGGGTCCATAAGTTCAATCTCATCAGACTTGGCCCGGATAGCAGCAATCTCAGACCAGATAGCTTCACCAGCTTCCCATGCTGCTAGTTCTTCAGTAGTCCAATTAGCGCGGCCCTTTTCAGCAAGGATAGACGCCTGCGCTGTCAGGTTACGCTGTTTCCACTCAGGGCAGATAATAACGATCCGGCGATAGGCTTCTGCCTTAATCTGTCGTGTAGTTATTGGTGCGGGATCAGGTGCAATGTATGGAACCGCACTTCCAGACGAGTTTATTATAGCAAATAACTCACGACCGTAATCCTCCGGATCATTGGGCGTTGCGGTAAATGGAATCCAGCCATAAACCGGATGTTCAATCTCGCAGTCAATAGAACCGTCTGCATTGTATCGCGCATTTCTGTAGTCCATTTCAGGCAATCCTCAACCAAAGTGTTGCGCCCTGCAAAAACGCAGGATTTTGTAAAGCTCCAACTGAAGCACTAGCATCATAATACCCCATGCAGCGCCAAGTACCTCCTACGGATGTGCCAGTAAAACCCCCGCTATTGGCAGACGACCAATCACCACTTCGAGCCGCCGACGTGACCACAATACCCGATACTGCACCGCCGAATGCTACATCAAATGTTGAGTCATAACCAAAAGCATAACTTCCAACACCACCCGCCGAATGACCAGCTTGGGCAGCCCTAGCAGCCGCATCCGTGTAAACTGATGAAGGGGGGACTAAAGCCTCAATAGCAGCCTTCACTTTAGCAGGACTCACAAGGCTCTCAGTCGTTGCTGTACCTGTTTCCCAAGCACTTGTTGCCTGATCACCCAATAGACCCGTCTGTGTGCCGCTTGTGTTCGTTACCTGAGTATCATCAAGCAGCCTGAAGGCATTGGCACTTTGGTCTAAGTAAGCGATATTGATCCAAGCGTCATCCGCCTCAGTACGCATCTTGAGGATGTTATTATCACTGTCATACCAAAGCATATTGGCGTAGGTAGTTGATGGTGCAGTGGAACCAGACGACAAACTCGCAAGAGCCTGAAGCGCATCGTTCAAATCAGACCTGAAGTTAGGCGCTGTCTGGTTGCCAATCACATAATCGTTTTGGCTCATTAGTTATACTCCACGATTGCTTTAAGTCCTGTGATGGACGGTGTTATGTCGTCGGACGTTGACGTAAGAATTACCCTAAAGCGGAAAGCACGTCCAGAATACTCACCAGCCCTAAAGAGTTGGTAGTCCGTCCAAGTGGGTGTCCCGGCAGGATCATCTTGAGTGATAGAGATATACGCTTTTACATTTACATCAGCAAAGTCTGCATCACCTGTGAAGTCATCGAATAGCCCCGGAAAGTCGTCAAACAGACCCGGAATGTCATCCCAGAGACCAGATGTGTTATCTTTGCGTAAGACGTTAGCCTCTATCCTTGAACGGACCCTACGAACACTGCCAGTATCAATGTAAGTACTGAAGTCATAAGTTGCTTCAGATGGCGCTGTAGATACATCAGTGATCTCAAGTGCAGAACTAACTACACTACAATCAGTCTTAGTCCCACTAAAGGTAGGGTCTTCAACTTGCTCATCAGTAGTTGTAAAGTTCTCAATATCTGCAATAGGAACAACAACAGATGTGTAGTCTCCAGAAGCCACACCAGACTTGTCGATAGCCTTAATGTGGTAGGTTCCCGGCCTAGTGGGAAGAGATACGGCAGATGCAGGACGAGGAACTTTATCTACAGCAGTTGTAGCATTAGCCCATGTAGCTCCAGACTCTTCGATTGAATGTCTGATGCGATAGTAACTTAAGTCAAGGTCAGGGACAGGTTCCCATTCAAGATGGATTGTTGGTCCATTGACTTCAGCAGTAAGGCCAGACACATCAGCAGGAGGCCCAAGGAGGCCATCAGCAGAGACGTTGAACAAGAACTCAAACTCGCCCTTTACACCAAACGAGTTAATCGCTCTGGCCCTTATGTCGTAGGTGCCTGTCTCAAGGTCAACTAAGCGGAAAAGACCGAGTTCCCCTGTGCCAGCACTAACGTATTCAGTCTCCGAGGATTCCTTGAACTCTACCTCAACCCTGTCGATAGCTTCAGGTCTACCAGAAGTGATATCTACATTGATGATGTTTGTCAGTTTCTCTCTTAGAACTTGTGTAGTAGCCGTAGCATTAATGCCGATAGGAGGCACCTCAAAGGGTGACAGCAGGGTAGTGTTATCTCTCTCGTAAACTACACCATCATCTACTTCGTCAAACACACTCTCAGAGATTTCACGCAAGGTCATTTGCACTTGTAAGTCCTGATTGTCTGCAAGACCAAATGTCCAACTCGTGACCTCAAATGCTTTAGCAGTCCAACCAAAGCGTTCAATAGTCAGATTAACTACATCACCAACCTGAGCCTGAAACCCTCTCATACCAAATGATGCACTCACAGTAAGCTGTTGTCGATTACGTTCAAGAGCAATACGAGCAATCCTACGGGCTTCAATAGAGTTATCCGTAAAGGGGAGTTCAATGTCTACAACACTCTCTTGACCCCCATCAGCAGACACAAATGCAGAATTAGTGACCTCTGGATAATCAGTGACTTGCCAATCAGATTCTTCGCCACGGAATGTGCCACGGACAGTGTTGAAGTTGTCCCTACGAGAGTGCCTTGTCTTGACAGATATATTACTACGAAGGTCATCTTCAGTATATGTGATAGTAGGTGCAACCCAATAAGCAGGCTTCATACGCCACTTACCCTGAGCATACCACAACAAACCGCCCATAGACGTAAGCATATCCCCTAGTGTGTCATAAGGAGAGCTTTCTGTAGTAAAAGCACCATTGCAGGTGTAGCGAGTGGTCCCAGCATCCGTATCCGTCTCGTCACAGACATTAGCTGCTGCAGACACCAAGTCATCATCTATGTTGGGATCAGCTTCGTTAAGGCCATAGCTATTTGACAGGTAATCCCTCAGACACAGAGCAGGGTTATCAGACCAGACTGTAGTATCAGTCCTTGGGTCATAGACCTTTTTACCCTTGATTGTAGCAGTAACTTGAGGTACTCCGTTAGGGTACACATCTTGGTTGAATGCAAAACGCATATAAAGATATGAGATATTCCTAAGCCTGTGCTCAGATGTCCACTCTGTAACTTCAGACACAAGGTTAGCATCAGCAGTTTGGTCAGGAGAACCTAGATGCTTATTGATTCTTAGAAGTCCATTGTAACGGTTGCTACTAGTCCCATCAGGAAGCTCCACAGTGACTACATTACCATTAACGTCTAGGTTAGTAACCTTAGCATCATTGATGTATATCTCGTCAAAGGACTCAATCTCATGCCCAGTATAGGCTACAATCTGGTGTAGGAACTTGTTGTTGTTGCCTGTGGTACTCTGGAATACAATAACACCACCAACCCTAGCACGGCCATAGATGACCTGATGATCTAGCGCAGCACCTCTTTGGTTTACTGTATAACCACGGTTAGTTCTTGTGCCAGTGCTGAGGCTAGGTCTCTTGGGCTTAGGTGCTAGAGCATTTAGGGCAAGACCTATGGCTGCTTGTGCAAGGAAGCCTACGGCTACAGTTGCAAAGGTCACACCAACGGCAGTAATCCCAACCGCCCCAAGAACAGCAGAGCCAATCGCAGCAGCAGCAGTGAAAACAGCCATTATAACACCTTCTGAAACTTAGTTTCTATTTGTTTGTAGCCTAGACGCTCTACTAACGAGTCTATTGGTTTCTCCGAAGTCCCCACTAGATGAAGAGTCTTAAAGCCATCTTCCTTTAGGCACTTCTCTACAAACTTAATCAGCTTTACTGCTACAGACTTACCCCTGTGGGAACTAGCCACAAACAAACCATCATCACAGGCAGTGTAGTTACCTTTAGAATGGATGTTAGGAGACACAATAACCCAAAGATAACCAACAAGTGTGCTGCCATCACGAGCAGTGAATATCTTAAGCATGCCGAGGTCTTCTAGCTTAGCGTAAGTGTCCCAGTCCATCTCAAGGTCATACACCTCACGAGCAGGATACACCTCACTAAAGTGATCCTCTATCAAGACTAGAGCCTCCTCCTTAACACTATCCAAGAACTCTTGTTGGTATTTAATTTGAGACACTACGACCCCACACAATCTCTTTGTCCTGAAGGCTCTCTACAAAGTCCAAACCCTTGTCACCCGGATATACAGACTTTTGGTAGCCGCTAGTAAACCTACGAACCCTAGCCCTTTCCAAGTCAATCAGCTTGTTCTCAACTTTAAGCTCAATGCTTCCGAAATCCGGCCCTTCGTCAATGTTCATCTCATCCATATAACCGGAGAAGATTTGGGTCAAGCTGCTGTACGTATTCCCGCTTGCAATACCAAAATACATGTTACATACACGACCCTGATACGGGCTTTGCAGGGCGAGAGAGATAACTTCTGAACTCATACCACTTAGAGTGATTGTAGCGCCTCTCACAGCTATCTCAGATGTTTCCTCAACAGAAGAAATGTCTAGGAGATTTCCTGTTCCTATATAGGTGTTGCCATCAATCGTCGCTTCACCTGTACCTGTCCATAACCGTATAGGCGCACTGTCAAACAAAAGCTCAATAGCGAAGAACGGCTGGATGACTTCATCATCAAGAGCATTTTCTACAACAGTTGTGAGATCACGAGTAGCCATTA